AATGGCATTACGCCTTCTGACATTCCCTGGTCAGGGGACATGCCCTAAGGTAGGCCCTGGAGACCATGGCTATAATCCCTTTCCTCGAATACCCTACAATCCTCCTAGGAGGCGCTGGTAGGCCACTACCCCACCATCACGACCCTCGTGGTGTGAAGAGTAGAATATCCAAGTAGTTGAGTTACCATGGGCCAAGACAGACGCTGAAGCATCACTCTAACAGCTACCCTTTAGCAGAGGGTGCTCTCGTCACTTCCCTGGTGGGAGACTTGCAGTGGTACCAATATAGACAAGGTATTCGCTAGCAGTTTCCTTAGACTTACTAACTAGGACCCGACCTATAACGTGTTGCCTGCGAACCGTTAGAGCGGGTGGCCAACCAGACCACAGCGCCTATACCTCTAGGACCCTTAGAAAGGGCCATTAGTCGGCACAGGAGACTCTGGATAAGCCGGAGGCAGCGTGCCTACGTACTTAGACAGAGCCTTCTGTACCCACGCCATCTGCCTTCTTCTTCTTCTTTCTTGACGGTTGCTATCCGCCGCGAATTGGAAGTTGAAAGCAGACCGCGTCCGCGCACGACTGACCGCAGAAAGGTACTCAAGAGAGTGCCCGCGGTACAGCTCCAGAATCCGGTCCCTCACTCGTTTTCGGAAGAAAACGTATCCCGCCATCATCCTTTGCGTACCTGGTGTGGCCATACTCTCCAATGCTGCGAAAAAGCATGCATTGAGGAGCTGGCCATAGCGATTGATGAGTTCCCCCATCAACCACCACCCCAGTGGTGTGCCCACTAACAGGATAAGCCGAACTAGCCCCCCGGTGATCTCCGAACTGAATCCCAATTGTTTAAGCCCTGTAAGGGGCCAACTCTCGAAGAGCCAGCGTCGAACACCCGGGCTCACTGTTTCCAGTGAGTCCATCCATTTACCTGGATGAAGGCGGTTCAGCCAACCCTGGAAGGAGGCAGTCTCAAGGAGGCCATACGCACCGAGCTCATCTGTGGGGATCTTATGTCCTACAATTAGGATTTCATGAAGATCAACCACAGAGAGACGTTGTGCATGGACCACCAACCAGATCCCCCTCCACCATGGATAGGCTGGCTGCACCAAAGTTGTGAGAGCAACTCTAATGCTGACCGGATACGTTCTGATGGCTTTCTTAAGGTCAACAGAGCGTGCCGAAAGCAAGGAGATAGCTCGCGCAACGGCAATGGGAAATAAGGCAAAGCCACGACGATGAAGGTGTCGAATGACAACCGCAGCATCAATGGGATAACGGAAAACTTGATACAACAGTTTTACCGGTATCCCACTCACGTCGCCCTGAGGTGTTACGAGTCTCTTACAAAACTCGAAAACACCCGTAGAAGATATCAGGGATTTCTCCTCAGATATCACTACCCCCAGTTCCGACATCACCTCGCGATACCGTTTCGCCACCTCTTGGTCGAAGATGACAATATCGTCCCCGACGATACCATAATCCTCGAACCAAGAAGTGCGACCTATTAAACCTGCGCAGTACTGAACGATGGCATGGTGTGCCAACGCAAGCAATGCCCAAGAAGAATAAGCCCCCATAGGCTGGCCTACTGCATACATCCGAGACAACCAGGGTCCATCCGGTCGGAGTCCCTCTTCCACACTCCAAACAGAATCTCTGTCCCACCACTTACGGGCGGTTAAGAGATGCTTCCAAAGAGTTGCTTCCTCAAATCCAATGATATGAGAGAGCAGCTCCTGGTACAGGTGCACTGGCATCCTGTCAGTCGCAGCAGACAAGTCATATGAGTAAACGGTAAACTCCTTACCATGCTCACCCAACCTCGAAAGGATAGAATCCTTGAGGCGGGTTACACAGGCTTCCTGGTCAAACGTGCCGTCTTGGGGTATCGTACGGAGAATATCAAACACGAGGTTGTGAACGGGCTTCATAAGAAGCTGCGTCCAGAAATCCGTGATTGCTACGATCCGCACTTTACCGGCAGGCTCCTCAATACGATGGAGCCTACTAAGCCAAGAGGTTACGCCAGACAGCGCGGTCCATGAGGGAAAGAGGATCCAATGGACGCAGGCATAAAACCTGATAAGTATCGAAAACCAGATCTGATACCGGCGCCCATAGACTGTCCTAGCGTACTCCTTCTGGAATAAACGGATAGTTTGATGCACACCAGAGACCAGCGAGGCTGCGTCTCTAATGGCACTAACACTACCCATTAAACCATGGGGACCTACGCTAGTACTTAACCACAGTCGGGGTTTCTTAAGTCTCCCAATCTGCAGTTGCCTAAGGAAACGTTCAACGGTGTCTGAGAACCCTAGCAAGTGGTCCGCTTCTCCAGCGTAACCATCTGTTATGGTCTCAACCTTGACTTTAGGGGGGACAACTAGTCCCCTGTAAAGCCCGAGGAGGGTCAGAGTAAGCATGATACCTACTCTGTCCCCACCCCTGATCCGTTTCCGTAGATCCGCTGGCAAGAAAGAGGGTAAACCCTTTCTTAAGCCAACGAACGGCGGACTAATGGTATTGCTAAGAGCCCTACCGCAACAATAGTGTTCAACCACTCTCTTGCACTCTTTCAAGTACAAAACAGTGAATTCAGCACCATTGTGACGGTAGAGGGAGCGTATTGACCGACTAAGGTCGGACAATGCGCCCACACCAAAAAGGAGCACCAAGAAGTCAGTTAACTTCTTGATGCCTCCTCCGGTAGTTAACCAGTTGTTTACTTGATTTAACATTTATATGTTGAATTAAGAGCAATTTGTCACTCCCTCTAGTGACTTAATGGTTACTGCTGTAAGAAGCGTCTTACTGTTATGGGGACGACATTCCCCACGCAGGCCACCAAGCCACATCAAGGGGACGTGGTCTGGAGGTCGGTACCGAACCGGTCGCAGGAGGGGGCCAGAGGACACTCAACGTGAGGCACTTGCGGAACCTAAACCGTTGAGGCATAGCCGGGGGCCCATTGCGACGCGCCTCAGCACCTGAGGCG